GCGGCACGCCGTGTCCGGTTTGGTAGGTTAAGGATGTCCATGAGCGGTTTGTCGGCCCAGAGCCAATCGCACCGTTTTTCCCTCCCCGGATGGTCACCATCGCCCGGGGGCCCGCTCGGGCGACTGGGCACCGTCCCGCACGCTCGGGCGGTTCACCTGGCCACCCGTCACGCTCGGTGACCGTCAGCCGAGCATCCTGATCCGCGCCCGCTGCGGCTCGGGCATCGTCAGCGCCGCGTCGGCCGCCCCGGCTGCGGCGTAGGCCGCGTCAACATGCCCGGCACCGTGGCCGCCGCGGCGCACGAACCGCCACCCGTCGCCCGAGGTGAGCTTCTGCGCCCCCGTGATGTGGGCGTCCAGGAGCGGGTCGGCGCGGTGGAGGATCTGCCGCGCCTTCGCGAGGTCGGCGAGTCCCTGGCAAGCGGCGGCGACGCTTGCGCCGGTGATCTCGCCGTTCTCGGGCGGGTCGCCCGGCTGCCGCTTGCCGCGCTGGTTGTACTTCAGTGCCGCGGGCCGGATGAGGGGACCGAGGGCCGCCGCGGGGCCGGCCGGGTACCACGTGAACGCGGCGGGCCTGATCCTCGCGAGCAGGGTGAGCAGGTCCGGGTGCTCGGGGTCGGTGCTGCGGCGCGCGGCAGCCGTGCTTGTCCATGCCCCGGCGATCTCGACGCGGACCCTGCCGTCCTGAAGCCGGGCCGCGACGGCCAGGGTGGCGTGCTGGCCGTCCGGCGCGACGTCGAAGCACGCGGCGACGCGGTCGCGGAGGCCGGCCATGGTCCCGGTCTCGTCCGCGCAGGCTTTCCAGGCGGCGAGGTCGACGGCGGTGTTGAGCGCGTCGACCTTCTGGCAGAGGATCTCGGTGCGGACGACGTCGGGCGGGTCGGTGAGGACGTCGGAGCGGAGCGCGGCCTCGCTGACGATGTAGCCGAGGCCGGGGTTGGCCTGTGCGAGCTGCGTCCAGTCGTCCAGCTCGCAGCCGTCCTCGCCGGACCATTCGAGGAGGCAGATCGCGTCGTTGCGGCCGGACAGGGCGGAGTCGCGGAGCTGGTTGAGGACGACGGCCTCATCGCCGCCCATGTTGGACATGGCCCAGGTCTGGCCGTTGGCCCTGGCGTTGGTCGTCTTGGAGCACGCGGCCCAGGCTTTCCAGTCGTGCTGGACGCGCAGCTCGTCGATGTTGACCTCGTCGTTGCTGCCGCCGCGGCCGGCCTTGTCGTTGGCGGCCTTGATGGCGTAGGTGGCACCGCTCGCCCTGAACCACTCGTCGCCGTTGACGTTGCGGACGCTTCCCCACTCCTCTTCGAGGTCGGGGCAGGCGTGGATGGTGTCCTGGCACAGGTTCCACTGCTTGCGCGCCAGCGCGACGTCCTGCGCGACGCCGAGTATGTCGCGGGCACCGTCCATGTACATGCGCCAGAGGGAGACGATGCGCTTGAGGTGGCTAATTTGCCGTTTTGCCTGGCCACAAGTATCAGGACAGTGCGAAAACGGTAATCACCCCCTGGCAGCAGCTCCAGGGCGTGGATGACGGCGAACTGCTGCCAGGGAAGCAGCGGCTCGCCGATCATCTCCGCGAAGTCGATGACCTCGTAGCCGCGGGTGGTCAGCCGGGTGAGGGGCCTCAGCGGCTTGGTATAGAGCCGCGGTTCCGTGCGGCCGATGAGCTTGCGGGACTTCGGCCTGTTGTCCGGTGGCCGCGCGCCGGGCTTGTGGTCGTCGCAGCGCTTCCGCCCGGCCGGGGCGAGTCTGCGGCAGCCGCCTGGCCAGGTGCAGCGGGTGCGCTTGCGGGTGCGGGTCGCGGCTGAGGTCATCGGGCCGGGGTTACGCCTGGCGGGCGTCCCGCAGCGCCTGGAGCCTGCTCTTGGGCGCATCGCCGGGCCTGTCGCCCCTCTTCGCCATCGCCGCACGGGCCGCGGGGGTGGCGCCGAGCTGGGCGAGGCAGTCGAGCAGCAGCGGACCGAGCCAGCGCATGCTCCAGGCGGACGCTGGCGCGCGCCTGCACTCGGGGTCCTCGCAGCCACGGCAGTGACCGTCGGACCTGTCGATCACGTCGGCGTACTGCTCCGCGAGCTTCACCGCCGCGGCGTCCTTGCCGGTGAGGTCAAGCCCGGCGATGGTCTGCGCGACGGCGGGGGCAAGGAGCCGGGCCGCGTCCTTCAGCCGTGCCGCCAATGCCGCCTCCATTACAGACGGGGCCGGTGTTACCTATGTGACTGTCGTTGCTAGTGTGACAGAAGTCCGATACGCTTCGGAATGGCCGTCATGCGGTCGCGTGACGGATTGCGCCGGGGAGGTTCCTGCTCTCGTGACCGCCGTCACCATGCCGGGCCCCCGCCGGTCGCTGATCGGCAAAGCCGGCGCCGCGCTGAAGGCACGGGCGCACGCGAAGGGCAGGCCGTCCCGCCTCGCAGCAGCCATCGGCGCCGCCCGCCAGCATGTCGTGACCGCCGCGGCGCTGGCGTCGGCGGACTTCGGGGCGTTCACCACCTGGCATCACGGCGGCTGGATCGCGCTCGCCGTGTCGCTGCTGGTCCTCGACTTCGCGGTCACCGGCTAGGCCATGTCACTGATCGGGAAGGTCCTCGCGGCCACATCCCAGCCCGGGCCACCCGTTCCCATCGGCGAGTCCGGCATCTGGACGCTGCCCGGGGCCTCGCACCGGGGGGGCACGCCCGAGGAGTCGTTCCTGCGGGCCTACGGGATCAACGGGACCGTGTTCAGCAACAGCGCCCTGCTGGCGGCTTCCACGGCGGGCCAGCAGTGGAAGCTGTTCCGGCAGCCGAAGCAGGACATGCGCCAGCGGTACACCACCGCGGACCAGGGCTCGGACCAGCGGGTGGAGGTCGTGCAGCACGCCGCGCTGGCGCTGCTGGCCCGGCCCAACCCGTTCTGGTCGCAGTTCCGCCTGTTCGAGATCAGCCAGCTGTGGCAGGAGCTGACCGGCAAGTGGCACTGGGTGGTCACCCGCGCCCCCGGCAGCTCCATCCCGATCGGCCTGTGGCCGGTCCGCCCCGACCGGATGACGCCCGTCCCGGACCCGGAGAAGTACCTCCGGGGCTGGATCTACACCGCGCCGGACGGCCTGGAGAAGATCCCGCTGGAAGTCACCGACGTCATCTACGAGTTCCTCCCGGACCCGCTCGACCCCTACGGCGGCACCGGGCCGGTGCAGAGCGTCCTGGCCGAGATCGACTCGGTGAGGTACGCCGCGCAGTACAACCGGAACTTCTTCGCCAATGCCGCCCGCCCCGACGGCGTGCTGTCGGTGGACCACCGCGTGTCGGACGAGGAGTGGGACGACCTGACGGACCGGTGGCGGGAGGCGCACCGCGGCGTGTCGCGGGCGCACCGGGTCGCGGTGCTGGAGGGCGTCACCTGGGTCCCCACGAGCACGACGCAGAAGGACATGGACTTCGCGAACCTCATGAGCACGAGCGGCGACCGGATCCGCGAGGCCTGGGGGATCCACAAGATCATGACCGGGCTCACCGAGGATGTGAACCGGGCCAACGCGCAGACCGGCGAGGAAGTCTTCGCGTCCTGGAAGGTGGACCCCCGGCTGAAGCGGCGCCGTGACACGTTCAACTTCCAGGTCCTGCCGCTGTTCGGCGACACGGGGAAGGGCGTCGAGTTCGACTACGTGTACCCCATGCCCAGGAATCGGGAGCAGGACGCGTTGGAGCTGACGTCCAAGTCGGGCGCGTTCGCCGTGCTGGTCGCGTCGGGTGCGGACCCGGCGTGGGCGGCGCAGTTCGCCGGCCTGCCGCCGCCGAAGATGATCCCGTCGCCGCCGCCCGGCGGCCTGCCCGTGGGCACCTCGGGCCTGGGTGCCCCGGCTGCGGTCCCCGGCGAGTCCGGGCAGGGCGGTGACGCGCTGAACCGGCTGTCCCTGCGGCCGTGGGACTCCATGGCCGTGCTGGAGCGGCAGGCAGCCGCCTGGAATGCCCTGGCAGGCGCGCGATGACCGCCACGGCATGGGACGTGCTCGCCGGCGCGGCAGACGCGGCCGGGCAGCCGGACTACTCCGGCTCGTGCATGATCACGCTGTACCCGCCCCCGGACGCGGCGCAGAAACTCGCGGTACCCGGCGGCCTGGCACCGGATGTCATCCACCTGACCGTTGCCTATACGGGTGATGCGGCCGATGTGGACGCGGGCAGGCTCGCCAGCGTCGCGCAGGCGCTGTCGGCCCGGCCGGCGGTCGCCGGCACGGTCTCGGGACATGCGCGCTTCACGGGCGGCAGCGACGGCGACGTGATCGTCGCCCTGGTCGACTCGCCGGACATCGACGCGCTGCGCCGCGACGCCGAGGCCGCGCTCGCGGACCAGGGCATCGCGCTCCCCTCCGAGCACGGGTTCACCCCGCACATGAGCATCTGCTACCAGGATCCGGGCGACCCGGACCCGGTAGGACGGATTGAGTCCTTCCCGGTCACCTTCGGCAGCGTCACCGCGACCCACGGGGACCAGCGGACCACTTACCCGTTCAGCGAGCCAGGGGCCCCTGTGGCTGCCGGGTGGGCTGGACTGACCCGGGCGGTGACCAGGTGAACGTCTACCCGCTGAAGTGCCGCATCCGCGCCGAGGCAGGCGTGACCAGGGTTGACGTGTACGACGACATCGGTGCCGGGGGATGGTTCAGCGACGGCGTGTCGGCCGCCGACTTCGCCAGCCGGCTCGCCGGGATCAAGGGCGCCCTCGATGTTCACATCAACTCCGCCGGCGGGGACGTGTTCGACGGCATCGCCATCGGCAACTCGATCCGCGGACACAAGGGCGATACCACCACCTGGAACGACGGCATAGCGGCATCGATCGCGTCGGTGATCTTCCAGGCAGGCAAGAAGCGTATCGCCATGTCCGGCTCGATGGGCATGATCCACGACGCGTTCGGGATCTGCCAGGGCAACGCGGCGGACATGGCGAAGATGGCCGAGACCCTGTCCGGGGTGTCCGACAACATCGCGTCGATCTACGCCGACCGCAGCGGCAAGGGCACCCGGGACTCCTGGCGCGCCGAGATGAAGCAGGAGCGGTGGTACACCGCTGATGAGATGGTCGCTGCCGGCCTTGCCGACGCGAAGGGCGACGGCGCGGCCGAGCTTCCGGCGGGCCTGGACGTGGCCGCTTTCACCGCCATTCCGGGCCGGATCGCCGCCCGGCTGCGGGAGATGCCGGTCGCCGCGAGGCCGCAGGCGGCTGCGCACCCTCACGCTGGCGAGCACTCCCACTCCCACAGTGCCTACGGCCACTCAACTGGCGATGACGACGGGATGCACACCCACCTGCACTCCCATGACGGCGACGGGGACCACGGCCATTCGCACGCCGAGCCCGCGCAGGACCACGCGCACGGCCTCGGCGAGGAAGCGGTGCGCTCCATCGTCCGCGAGGAGATCACCGCGGCGCAGGGGAAGCCCGGCACCCACGGCGACCACGAGCGGTTCGACCCGGACGGCGACGGCGACTGCGACGCCTGCCCCGAGGGCGACACCGACCACGACTACTGGGCACCGGACGGCACCCAGCTCAAGCCCGTCCCCGGCAAGCCGATGCCGTCGCAGGACCGGGCGCTGACCGCTGATGAGATCCGGGCCATCATGCGCGAGGAGCTGGCCGCGCTGAGGAACGCCGGCGGCGACTTCGACGACTCGCCCTGGGACGCGTCGAAGGCGTGGCATGCGGGCGCGGAGTCGGATGACCCGGCCGCGTTCTATGCCGGGATCTGCGCCGGCAAGAAGGACGGCGACAAGTCCACCCAGGACGCGTGGGCACTGCCGTACAAGTACTCGCCTTCCTCCAAGCCGAACGCGGCCGGGGTGAAGAACGCGCTGTCCCGGCTGCCGCAGACGCAGGACCTCACCAACGAGGCCGAGGCGAAGGCGCTGCTGCAGCGGCTGATGAGGCAGATCAACCCGGACTACGAGCCGGAAGACCACGACGACACAGGCATCTCCGGGATCGACCTGGAGCAGTTCCGCGCCGGCCTGAAGGGGGCTACCGCATGAAGGGGCAGACCGCGATCCCGGACACCTCCGAGCAGCTCGAGGAGATGCTCCACGACGACGGCCGGATGAACGACATCCTGGCGAACGGCCAGTGGGCCGAGTTCACCCAGAAGTACATGACCGCGGCGATGGAGAACAAGCGCGCCGAGCTCGGCGCGCAGATGCGCGAGGGACTCCAGCTCGGCATGCAGGGCTTCCTGCAGGACCAGGAGGCCAAGGGCGCGGTCCCGGCCGCGTTCCGCCCCGGCGGGACCCCCGTCAGCAACCAGGCCGCGCGGCAGATGCGGATCATCAACCGGGCGCGGCGCAGGCTGCCCGACGCCGAGTGGCAGGCCGAGAAGCAGCTCGCGTTCAGCCCCACGGCGATGGGCGCGCAGTTCGACGGCGAGGACTACGCCCAGTCGATGCGGTCCTTCATGTTCGCGATGTGGAAGGCCGAGCACGTCGCCCGCGAATCCGGCAACGGCGACCTGGTGCAGCAGATCCGCGGCCACAAGCAGAAGCTGTACAACGCCCTGTCCGAGCGCATCCCCGCCGAGGGCGGGTTCCTGGTCCCGGAGATCCTGCGGTCCGAGATCATGATGGTCGCGCTGGAGCAGGCCGTCGTCCGCCCCCGCGCCCGCGTGATCCCGATGGACTCGCTGCGGGTGCCGCTGCCGATGATCGACGACACCTCCCACGCCTCGAACGTGTACGGCGGCGTGACGGCCTACTGGACCGCTGAGGGCGCGACCCTGGCCGCGTCGGCGCCGGCGTTCGGCCGCCTCGACCTGGAGGCGAGGAAGCTCACCGCCTACACCACCATTCCGAACGAGCTGCTCCAGGACGCTGTGACCAGCCTCGACACCTGGTTCAACATGTTCTTCCCCAGGGCGATGGCCTGGTTCGAGGACGTGGCGTTCATCTCGGGCAACGGCGTCGGGGAGCCGCAGGGCTTCCTCAACTCCCCGGCCGCAGTCCGGCAGCCCGTCGCCGGCACGAACGCGATCGTCTGGGCCGACATCGCCAAGGCGTACGCGCGGATGTGGCCCGCGTCGCTGAACAGCGCGGCCTGGCTCTGCGCGCCCGACGTCCTCGTCCAGCTCCTGCAGCTGGCCGTGTCGTCGAACGTGTCGCCGCCCCTGTGGCTCCAGGGCTTCCAGGGCCTCGGCACCCCCGGCGGCGGCTCCGGCGACGGCGTGCACTACCAGCTGATGGGCCGGCCCCTGATCGTGTCGGAGAAGATGCCGTCCTGCTCGTCCGGCAACACGACCACGCCGGGCGCGCTGACATTCATCGACTTCGACTATTATCTCTTGGGAGATCGCCAGGCAATGCAAATTGCCACTTCTGAGGAATACCTTTTCGCCAGCGACCTGGTCGCCTACCGGGTAATCGAAAGGTTGGACGGGCGGTTTTGGCTACAGTCGGCCATAACTCCCCAGAACGGCAGCACCAATACGCTGTCGCCTCTGGTGAAAATCGACACCACTGCTACAAGCTGAGCGCTAGGCAAAGCGCGAAGACAAGTCCTGGGAGGAATTAGGACGATGGCACTCGGAGAGGGGGTCCTGTCAGTGGTTACCGGTAGATTTAAGAATGGGCCGGGAATTGACCGGACCCCTGAGCTGAGGGGAATTCAGATGCCAGGCCGGAACCCTTGTCCTCCAGGATGCACCTGTAAGAAGCACGTACCAGGCTCGCAGAGCAGGCTATGCGCGGCGGACTGCACATGCGCCCGTCATCGCGGCCGGCCGAGGCGCACGGCAGACGACCGGCGAGTGCAGATCCGCGATAACCAGCGCGAGCGCAGGAAGCGGCTGCCGACTGAGAACGCTGAGATCGTGGCGCGGTGGCGCGAGGCTCATCCAGATGCGGTACGCGAGCGGAATCAGCGCGATGGGCAGAAGTACCGCGACAAGTACCTGTACGGGCTGACCCCCGAGGGCCGCGCCGGATTGCTGGCCGAGCAGGACGGCTGCTGCTATCTGTGCGGCGAGCTACTTGACACCGAGAATCCGCGTGCGATTCACGTCGACCACGACCATTCGTGCTGCCGTGGCGTCAGGTCGTGCGGGGGGTGCATTCGCGGCCTGGCGTGCGAGTTGTGCAATAAGGGCATCGGCGCATTCGGCGACGACCCGGAGCGGATGATGCGCGCGGCCAGGAATCTCGCGGCAGCTAATGCGCGCGTGGCCGCTCGCCTGACCGGACCCGTTCAGGCAGAACTGCCGATCGACATCAAGAGGGCGGCTCGCCGCCGGGAGGAGAGCGCGTAATGGCACTCGGCGAAGGCCTTGGGCGCCTGTTCGATGTAGAGCCACAAATTTCGTACCTGGCCGGCACGGTGAAGCCGGTCAACCTCAAGGACGCGGCGGGCGTCACCTTCGTCTGCTTCGTCCCCGGCGGCGGCGGCGACATCTTCATCGTCAAGCAGTCAGCGGTCAAGGGGTCCGGCTTCGCGGCCTTCAACCCGATCACCCGCTACTACAACAAGTCCGCACTCGACGGCACGGCGCAGTGGACGGACTCCGGTGACCTGGCAGCCAGCCTGGGCACCATCCAGATCGGCTCCGGGTGCGTCGCGTTCTACGTCGACGCGGCCGACACGCCGTCGGAGAACCCGTACGTCGAGGTCGCGCCCGGCACATCGGGGATCGTCATCGCGATCGTCCACGACCTGCTGGTCCAGCGCCAGCCCAAGTACCTGCGCGCGCTGAACAGCTGACCGGTGGCGCTCTGGGCGTGCCTGGGCTGCGGCTGCCGCTACGCGGTGGGG